AGAGAATGTTGGAAATGCTAACGCTTTATCATCATCTGGTAACACTAACTTTGGAGTAAGAGCTACAAATGATTTAGTTTTTGCTGCAGGTGGTGCATCAGAAAAAATGCGTATTGCTTCTACAGGCAACGTAGGTATTGGAACTACTAGTCCAAACTTTAAACTTTCTGTGGATGATAATACAATTACAACATCTCCAACAACTTTGTTACAATTTGATTCTTCGCTTATTGATGATAATGGTGGTTATAATATTGATTTTAGGACTAGTTCAAATGATACTGCTAATAGATTTGTCGCAAGAATACAAGCATTAAGGAGTAGTGGTGCAAAAAGCAGCTTAGGGTTTTTCACAGAAACTGGCTCGGCTTTGACGAGAGCTTTGCTATTAGACTCATCACAAAACGCAACTTTTGCAGGATCTATAACTACTAATTTAAGTTCTGAAGGTACTTACTTTACTGGAGGTTCTGGTGGCGTTAGACAGTTGTCTATTACAAGTGGCACTAATACTTCAGCACACGCTCTTCATACTTTTAATATAGCATCAACCAATGGGTTATATAAGTTTGATGTTAATAGTGGTACAAGTTTTAAGTTAGATAGTTCTGTTGCAACTTTTAATACTAGAGTTGTAATAGGTGATGATGCTATTACAACAGACAAACCTGGTTTAGTAGTTGGTGATACAACTAACAATGGTCAAATAACGATAAGAGGTGGCCAACCAACATTATTTTTTGATAAATCAGGTGTAAATGATGCTGTTATACTTACAGATGGTGTTAGTTTAAAATTTAAAAACGGAACACTTGATTCTGAAGGTTCTGACCAATTAACTTTAGACACATCTGGAAACGCAATTTTTTCAGGAGATATACTTGTATCTGCAGCGGGTAGTACAGGAGAAATAATACGAACAACAGATAATACTGAACCTTATTTTGCATTACAAAGAAACTCAGGGAGTAATGGAGTAGGTGTTTTAAGGTTATTAGATGGTGGCGATTTAGCATTTGATACAGGTGCAACAGGTGCAGGACAAACAACAAGATTAACTATTGATGGGGGTAATGGAAACGCAACTTTTGAAAATGATGTAAATATCGTAAATACTTCAGGTGTTACATTAAATATGAACACTAATACACAAGGTAATACTTCTAAAATTTTATTGCACGAAGGTACAACTGCAACTCCACAAAATGGTGCTTCTATAAGATATGATGGTTCTGCTAATCAATTTAAAATTGGTGTTGGAACAAATGTAGATACAATAAGATTAACAATAGCACGAGATACAGGAAACGTAGGTATTGGAACTACTGCTCCCACTTCAAAATTAACAGTAGTAGGTTTAGCAGAACATGCAGATAATGCTGCGGCAATTAGTGCGGGATTAACGACTGGTGCTTTTTACAGAACCGGTGATTTATTAAAGGTAGTACATTAAGATATGGCAATAAAATTTTCACAATTTATAACGCAAACAAGTGCTTCTTCACTTAGCCACATAGTAGGTTACAATGGAGCCGACAATATTCAAATAACTCCCGCAAACTTTTTCACAAGTTTTGCTGTGGGAAACACAGGTCAAGTTTCATATTTTGATTCAGCCTCTTCTTTGGAAGGAAGCAATGAATTTGTTTGGGATAGTAATAATAATAGATTAGGTATTGGAACTTCTTCACCTGCAGTACAATTGCACGTGGCAGGAACAGGAGCTCCTGACATAAGAGTTCAAGATTTAGATGGCACAAATCAATTTATTAATATAGGGCATAACAATGGCAATACCACCTATGTATCTCGTAATAATACTTCTTTTGGCACTCACGTTTTTTATGGCGCAAATGGTTCTGCAACTACAGAAAGAATGCGTGTTACGTCATCAGGCTATGTTGGTATTGGAACTGATAGTCCTGTTTCTAAATTAGATGTAATAGGCGGTGTAACAGCTCAAGGAACACTTGTTGCAACTGGAATATCACAACTTGGATCTGGTGGTTCTAATGTATATTTAACATCTTCTAGCGCAGGTAACGTAGGTATTGGAACGAGTAGTCCAACTTTTAAATTAGATGTTGAGGCTGATTCTTCAAGTGGCGTTGTAAGTGTAAAAAACGCAGCAAATGGTAGAGATACTTTTAGGTCAGAAAATGCAGCTGGAACTAGAACTTTAAATTTTGGTAATGATGGTAGTGGTCACGGTCTTTTATTAATTAGAAGTAGTTCAGGTAGTGTTACTAATTATATAGCTGGAAATGGAGATTCTTATTTTAATGGCGGAAACGTAGGTATTGGAACTAGTAGTCCTAGTAGTAAATTAATGATTGAAACAGGAAGCGATGAAGGTATAAGAATTTATAGGTCAAGTGCAAATGCTAATTTTGGAGCAATAGAATTTAGAAATAGTAATGACACCGCTACAAACTCAAGAATAGGTTTCAATTCAAATGAATTAAGATTAGAAGCTACAAGTACACAAAGGTTTGTAACTGATGGGTCAGATGCTCTTGTTATAGATACCTCTCAAAACGCAACTTTTGCAGGTGATGTAATTATAGACAATAGTAGTGGTGATCCGTTTTTAAAATTAATGACTGCCGCGCAACAATATGTATTAAGAATTGATCAAAGTGATGCTGAAAAATTCCAAATAAGAAACACAACATCAAGCGTAACAGCTTTAAGTATAGATCGTTCTAGTAACGCAACTTTTGCAGGTGATATAAATGTATTAGGGGAAGATGTTAATTTTTCTACAAATGGATTTGCAGATATTAATAATACAGGAACAGGGGCAATAAGATTAAGACCGAGCGGAACAGCAACCGCATTAACCATCTCAAGCTCTGACGCTACATTTACGGGAAATATTATAACCTCATCAACTTCGGGGAATAAAGGTATAAAAATAATAACGGCTACCGACGCAGAGGGATTCTTAGTTTTTGGAGACGCAGACGATAACTCAATGGGCGGAATTGCATATAATAACAATACAAATAGCCTATCTATTGATTGTAATAATGCTGAAAGAATTAGTATAAATTCTGCTGGAAACGTAGGTATTGGAACTACTAGTCCTGCTACTAAATTACAAGTAGATAGTGGGTCAGATTTTAGTGTTGCTTTATCTAAAAGAGGTTCAACATCTAGTGCTTTAAAGTTTACTTTATCAGATCCCAGTATAACAACTAATACTTGGAAAATAGAGCACGATAGTAGCGAAAATTTAAAAATATTTGGCTATAGTACAGATAATTTACTTATTTCTACTAATTCAGTTGAAAGAATGCGTGTCACTTCTTCAGGTAATGTATTGTTTGGAACTACGGGAATACCAAATGGAACTTCTGTTTACGGAAGTGGATTTATTCCAGGATCTAATGATAGAATGTTTTTAAATCTTGCAACATCATCAACAAGCACAAAAGAACATTTACAGTTTTTTAATCCAAATGGAAAAGTAGGTACTATTAAAACACTTAACAGTGCAACACAATTTAACACATCATCTGATTATAGGTTAAAAAAAGATTTAAAAGATTTTGATGGTCTTGATAAAGTTTCTAAAATTCCTGTGTATGATTTTAAATGGAAAGTAGATGATTCTAGTTCTTATGGAGTTATGGCTCATGAGTTACAAGATATATTACCAGATGCGGTTTCAGGTGAAAAAGACGGAGAAGAAATGCAAGGAGTAGATTACAGTAAAATAGTACCACTATTAATTAAATCAATACAAGAGCTTAAGGCAGAAGTAGAAGATTTAAAATCAAAAATATAAATTATCTTTGTAAATATGATATATACAACAACAACAAGCTGGGGTGGTGATTTAAAAGTTAATTACAACTACATAGAAATAAAATAAAATGGCACGAAAAATAAGCGAAGAAACAGAAGTAAGATTAGATTTAAAGACAATAGGAATTATTGTTGGCGGCGTAATCTCTCTTACTAGCATGTACTTTGTTTTGAAGTCAGACATAGCATTAGCTATGGAAAGGCCAGAGCCTGAAGTATCTAAAATTGAGTGGTCTTATAAGGATGAATTGGTACGTTCAGAAATTTCTAACACTAATGAAAAGGTGCAAGGTTTAGAAAAATCAGTAGAAGAAATAAAACAACAACTAAATAAAATTGACGAAAGGCTATATGAAATTAGTAAACAAAGATGAGATGTGCAATAATTGCCTTTTTCCTGACATGTGTCACTTTTGCTCAAACTGATATTGAAATTGTTCAGTTTAGCGCTTCTTTTGTTAAAGACAACGAGGTTGAATTAAAAAGCTTCAGATATGATTCTGAAACAATCTACATGTCTGACTCTAAAGACAAATTCAACCAATACAATATTAAATACATACCAACCATTATATTATTTTATAATGATGAAGAATATTATAGAGTAGAGTCGGGTATAAGTTTAAAAATGCCGGACAATTCTATTCAGTTAATAGAAGATAAAATAGAAGAAATAATAGAAAGTAAATTTTAAATATGAAAAAATTAATAACATTAATATTTATACTATTCACCTTAAATGTATCGTCACAAGTTATAGGTACAGACAAAAAACTAGAAGATAATATTGTAAAAAAATACAAAGCAAAAGATTTTTTTAAAAATATTTATAAGGATGTTTTTAAATACAGCACTGTTTACGTGGCCGGAAATGTAGACAACCCTAAAGAAAACCCTAAAGACTATTTTGTAAGAACTAACCCAGATGGTAATTTATACGCGCCACCTGTGGTTGTAGATGGTACAGATTATTACGACTTTGATTATCGCTATGGTATTGGGATTCGTAAGTTGGCTCGTTTCGACTATGAGATCAAAGGGAAACACTACTACGATGGCACAGAAAACAACATTGGACTATCAGCACCTAATTCACCTGTTAATGGATTAGAATATACTATTCACTACGAAAAAGAAAGATCTCGGGATGAAGTATTTATAAATCACAGGTATTTTGTCAAACACAGCGGCAAATATCATGTAGCTAAATTAGAAAGTAGAAAGCAAGGTAAAATAGATTTTAATTACAAATCAGCTGAGTTAAGGGTTAAGCTACCAATAGGCAAAAAAATTTCTATATCTGCCGGCGGAATCTACAGGACTCACGTGCGCCCCTACGGATACAATCCAGTTGAAGTGTGGTTAAATGAAACAAATGAAGATGGATGGCCTATAAACCCCTGGTATTCTTTAGGGTTAGAATATGGGTACGATGATATATACTATACGCAAGAAGATCAGAATGGCAACGAAATATCAGATTGGTATTGGATAAATCCTGAAGGGGAAATAGTAGCTCATACAGATCTTGAATTTCGGGATACAGTATTTGCTGACCTGATGAACAGATTTAATAATGAGATATGGGGGGAGTTAGATGCCTTTGGTGTAGTCAGTCCAATAGTCGGTTTTGACGTGTACCATTACAAATCAAATTTTTGGCTTCATGCATACGGATCTTATTTATTACCATACCACAAGTATGTGCAAGGAGACGAATCGTTTAGCTATTTAAATCGAAATAATTGGGGGCTTGGCGGATTAATACAAGATTCTGAATTAGAACAATGGGAGGATTGGCAGGCAGGAATTTCATTTGGCTGGAAGCTGTCTAAAACTGTTGGCTTTTTTATTGAAGGTGAATACACAAGATTTTGGGATTCTGAAATATATCAATCTTCTGTAGGTGTAAACTTTAGATTATGATAAATAAAATACCCAATGATAAGTTGCTTCATTTTTTTTGGGGCGGAATATCTGCTTTCCCTTTAGTTTATTTTTTCTCTATTTACGGATTTATTTTTTCCGTAACTTTGTATGCAGCAAAAGAGCTTGTATATGATTGGTGGATGCAAAGAGGTAATCCCGAGTTTATGGATTTTATTTACTCCAGTGTGCCAGCAGTATTTTATTTAATTTTAAAATTAAACTTATGAAAGCAATTAGTGATCACATTACATATGCGGAGGCTATACATTCAAATACGGCTAAAAGAAAAGGTATAGATAACACGCCAAACCCAACTCAGATCGCTGCAATGATTACTGTGGCAGAAATGGTTTTTGAACCTTTAAGAAAGTGGGCTGGTGGCCCGATTAAAGTAAATTCTTTTTTTAGATCAACATCTTTAAATGAAGCGGTTGGCGGGGTAAGTTCCAGCCAGCATTGCAAAGGTGAAGCAATAGATTTGGATGACGTTTATGGATGTAAAAGCAATGCAGAAATGTTTATGCATATAAGAGAGAATTTAGATTTTGATCAATTGATATGGGAATTCGGAACAGACATGAATCCAAACTGGATTCACGTTTCTTATGTAGGAAAAGATGAAAATAGAAATAGGTGTTTACGCGCTTACAAGGAAGACGGAAAAACAAAATACAAAACAATATGAGTTCGAAAAAAAAATTTTCTGAAACAAAAGTAGGTTTGTTTTTAAAAAAAACCGCACCAAGTATATTGGATACTGTGGGAGATGTTTTGCCAGATGCAGGAGTTATGGGGTTGGTAAGGAATTTAATTAAAAAAGAATCAGATGTGGTTTTACCAGTAGAAGATAAAGAAAAAGCTATGAAGCTATTAGAAATAGATATTATAGAGATGCAAGAAGTAAGTAAGAGGTGGACAGCAGATATGTCAAGTACTTCTTGGATGGCTCAAAATGTTAGGCCAATGACACTTGTGTTTTTTTCGATAGCATATATAGTTGGATGGTACGCAGGTTATGAGCTAGATAGTGTGGCTGGAGTTTTATCACTTATTGTTGGGGCATACTTCGGATCTAGGGGTGTTGAAAAAGTGATGGGCAACAACAAACATAAATAGTAAAATGGCTAGAAGAGTAATAAACCCTATTGAGTATAAAAAAGTAAGAAAAAAAAGACCTGGTATTCACGCAAAGACTAAAACCAGTAAATTAAAAAGTAGTAAATTGTATAAAAAATTAAACATAGGTCAAGGATAATGGCAAAAAAAGGAAGAACAAAAGGAAACAAAATATGCCCCTCTGGAATAGCTTGGGCAAAAAGAACTTTCGATAGATATCCATCGGCATATGCAAATATGGCTGCAAGTAAATATTGTAAAGATCCCAACTATGCTAAGAAAGCAAAAGGAAAATAATAAATAATCGTAAAAATAAAAATCATGAAAATGAAAAAAACAATGCTTAGTGCTGTGCAAAAAGTCAAAATGGCAATGGGCAAAAAACTACCAAAATTAAGTAAGCCTTCTTTAAACGCAGGTTTTGAAAAACTTCCTGAATCAGTACAAAAGAAAATGATGAAAGGTAAAAAACCTAAAATGTCTATGAATAAAAAAGAGGTTGGCACCCCTAAAGGAAGAGCTAAAGGAAAAGCAATAATAGCCAAAGTAAGAAAAGAAGGTGAAGCTAAAGTAAGTGCAGCTGGAAATTATAATACTAGAGGCAAAAAACCTAAAATGGCAATGAGAAAGAAAAAGTAATGGCATTTAATTTAAAAAACATTTATGAGGTTTTCGGACACAACAAACAATACTCTAATGGGGATAGGATTGTTGTGGAAAAGAAAATGTCAAAAAAAGTTTTAGGTCAAATAAATCCAAATGGTGTTATTGAAATAAATAAAGATGCAACACCTGCAAATAAACGCAGAGCGGTAAAGCACGAGCAAGTTCACCTTGACCAAATCAGGTTGGGGTTGTTACATTTTGATCACAATAATTATCACTATAGAGAAAGCATAACTTCACCAATACAGACAATACCAAGTAGTAAGATTAACACACACGACAGAAGTTTGCCGTGGGAAAAACAAGCACACGATGGGCGAATTAAAAAAATGGGTTAAACAAAAGTGGGTGCGCATCGGAACGGATGGTAAAATCAAGGGCCCTTGCGGTACATCTAAAAATAAAAAGAATCCAGACAGGTGTTTACCATTAGCAAAAGCGAGAAGATTAAGTAAAAAACAATTAGCAGCAACAGCTAAGAAAAAAAAGAGACAAGGAGGAGGTCGTCAGTTTGTGTCTAATACTAGCGCTGCAAAAGTAAGAAACGCGTAATATGGCAACTAAAAAAAACATGCCTTGTAATAGAGTGAGGCCGTCCACGAGACCAGGTAAAAAGAAAATGGTAAAAGCTTGTGAGGGTGGTAGAGAGAAGTTAATTCATTTTGGAGCTAAGGGTTACGGGCATAATTATTCTGCAGCAGCAAGAAAAAGTTTTAGAGCAAGACATAAGTGCGGAACAGCCAAATCAAAACTAACAGCTAGATATTGGGCGTGCAAAAAATTATGGGCAGGTAAGGGTGGCAGCACCAAGTCTTCACCTAAAAATAGACAGGGAAAATATTAGTATCTTTGTAAATATTAAAAAACAATTATGGCAATAATTCCAAACGCACAACAATTTCATACTCTTTCATCTACTGTGGATACAACAGAGAGAGGATCAGTGCGAGCTAACGCAAGCAGAGAGTCATACACAATGCAAGATATAATTGACACAATACCTCCAGGAGTAAGTGGTAATAATTCAGTTTACGTTAAATCTGAAGGAACCCCAGCAGAAAACGGAGCTTTATTATTAGCTGGATTAACAGCCGCAGTTGCTAAATCTACTTCTACTAACGTGCCAGGTGCTGATATTTCTGTGGCTAGCTATAGTGGAGCTATAGGAAGCTTTCGATGTGAACCTAATAATCCTGGTGATTGGCAGTTTTTAACTGCTGGTGCTCCATATGAGGCTATTTTTGATCCTGGTGACGCTGGTGGCTCTAGAAATTTATCATTTGAAGTAACCAATGTAGGTGGATTTCCTACGGATTTTGATTTCGATTTGAAAGAAGTGGGCACTGGAGCAGATGTAGTTTCTATCTCTGGCACACCCGATTTCCCATTTCCTTCAGTAACAAAATACAGTCCATCTACATTAATAATAGGACCAGGAGAGTATGACATAGCTTCAGATTTTATAGTAAATGATTTAGTTAATGTAACTTCTTTAACAGGACAACCAGATGCAAACATAACTGGTGGTAATGTGAAAATACAATCTGGAGCAAACAATTCTGGTGCTCCAATAAGTATTGTAGGTTTAAATTTACAATCTAATTCTTTGTGGATAGAAAGTAATCTAAGTTTTGTAAATTATAAAAATTGTATAGCTTTAGGGACTAATTCATTTAGCATAGAGCCTAGTGGAAGTGGTTCAATAACTGGTAAGTTTGAAAATTGCATAGGTTCTTTTAGAGCTTTTGGTGGTGGTGTTAATGTAACAGCGGCTGGAATATTTACTAGATGTACCGTAGCTTACGTCTCCATAGGTGCGGCTGGAGCTTTTGGTGGAAAAGGAAGTACTTCTGGTAGATTTGAATACTGTGGAAGTTCTACTATAGACTACGAGAATAATGCAATAAATCGCGCGCCTAATAGCGCGTATGGCAGCGAAGGTGTAGATGTTGGAGGATTTTTCTTAAATTGTGTTGGGCGTTCTCAAAGTTTTGCTTCAGCTAACACGGGTACTACTAATGCTGAGTTTCATAATTGTATAGCGGAGAACACATCTTTTGGTTATAGAAACACTAATAATCAGGGTGAGTATTATAATTGTAAAGGTGGAAATCAAGCTTTTGGCTCAAACCCATTAAGTGGTGATACAGCTGCAAACGCAAAATATTATAACTGTGTTGGTAATACCATTGCTAATAGTGGAGTAAACTTAGGTTCTCAATATATCAATTGCGCAGCTACAGTGAGTTGGAATAGTTATAATGCTGGAAATGGTGGATTTGCATACAATTGTTACTTTGGCTCTGGTGGTGCTCAAAACCCCCCAACTGGAACAGGTAAATACAGAAATTGTTTAGATTCTTCCTTAACTATAATAAATCAAGGATAATAAAGTAAAATTATGATTAAAGATTTTAAAAAAATTGAAGGTGGTGATTGGATATTGCTAGTTGATAACGCTTTAAGTGTTGAAGAATTAGAATTTGTAGATAAAGAAGATAAGTCAGATGATGAATTAGCTCAATTAAAAGAGTTATATAAAAAATGTGAAACAGCTCCAAGCGAAACTGATTTAGCAATATTAGATAAATGCTATGATGCTTTTATAAAAAAAGAAAATCTAGAAGATAAAATTATTAAAATAGCTGGATTACACGTTACTTTAGAAGATGACAAGTTAAGAGGTATTTTTAATTATTTTATTGGTAAAGAATTTAATCAATTTATATTTTAACAACATCGCTGAATTAGGAAAAAAATAGACAGGGAAAATATTAGTATCTTTGTAAAATATTTCAAACATAAAAAAATAAATCATGGCATTAATACCTAGCGAACAACAATTTCATACACTGTCATCTACGGTAAGCACACTTGAAAGAGGTTCTGCTTTTGCAAATGCAAACAGAGAGTCGTACACAATGCAAGACGTAAAAGATACCGCTATATCCGGTACAATAGCTGAAGTTCCTTCCACAATAAAAACAAACAACACGCTTATAGTTGGATCTTCGCTATCTCACGATGAAGGTATTAATATTGGTTATGGATGGGAGACTATGCAAAGCATAACCACCAATGCTAAAAAAAACGTAGCTTTTGGTTACGATTGTTTAAAAAATTGTAATGATCAGTATAACGTAGCGGTAGGTTATGAAGCTTTAAGACAGCATTATGATGGTATTTTTAATATCGCTATTGGATATGACTGTATGACGGGTTCAGGAGAGTCTGAAGGCGCAGCTAATAGTAATAACGTTTTTATAGGGGCTCAATCTGGTAGAGATATAGACGCTGGTTGTAGTTCAAATGTAGGTGTGGGTAGAAGTGCTCTTGGAAATTTAAACCAAAATGGTAGTCCAGGAAGCTCTAATACAGCTATAGGTAACGCAGCTGGAAATACCCTCAATTCTGGTGACAATAACACAATGATTGGTAATAGTGCATGGTCCTCTGCAGGTACTGTAAGTAATGAGTTTACATTAGGTAATTCTTCTGTAGCGGTTCTAAGATGTCAACAAACCACTATAACAGCATTATCAGATGAAAGAGACAAAACAAGTGTTGAAGATTTACCATACGGTCTTGATTTTATAGATTCATTAAAACCTAAAAAATTCGTTTGGGACAATAGAGCTGAAAAGAAATTTGTTGATGACGCGGAAGGAAATAGAGTTGAAGAAGAATACTTCAGCGCAAACAAAGGTAAAAAAGATGTAGGATTTATTGCTCAAGATTTACAAACAGTGGATAATGAATTTTTAAATTTAGTATATGATTCAAATCCAGAAAGATTAGAGGCTAGCTATGGTAAACTTATACCGGTGTTAGTAAAAGCAATACAGGAATTAAAATCTGAACTAGATTTGTTAAAGTAAATAATAATATATAAATTTGAAAAAGATAAATATTAAAATTAAATAAAATGAGTGAGCAAGTAAAAAAAGTAAGTGAAGAGCATTTAGGTAGACTTCAAGAATTAAACCAACAATTCACCACAATGCATCAACAAGTTGCTGAGCTAGAGGTAAGAAAATTCCAGGTACTAGCTGGTATTGAAACTTTAAGAGCTGAGTTTAAAACTTTTGAAGGCGAGTTGATTAAAGAATACGGAGACAACGTAGTCATTAATTTACAAACGGGTGAAATAAAAGACAAACCAGAAGATGGCGAAAATAAGTAATATAACAGCATATCCTACAATTAGTAATCTGGATGGAAACGATTATTTAATTATAACAGACGCAAATAATTCATTAGCAACTAAAACCGTAACCCTTTCACAAGTTCAAAGTTTTTTAGGTTTAGCTGCGGATTCTCCTGTAATAGCAAATGTTTCTGTAAGCAGCGCAACCTTATTAACATTAGCTACTTCTCCAGCAACTCTGATTGCAGCACCAGGAGCAGGAAAAATTCTTGATATAATAAGCATAATGTGTTACCTGGATGCGGGAGCTACCCCTTATGATTTTACACCATCTTTGTCAATTAAAATAGATACTGCAACGATAGGGTCAATTTCAAATTCCTCGACCGCTATGAACTCAGCCGTAGACGCAACTTTCAAGCCTGAGATTCCTAATTCAAATGAAATTTATCCACCAAACAGTGCGTTGACTTTACACGCTGGTGGAAGCAATCCTACACAGGGTACAGGGGTATTGTATGTAAATGTATACTACAGGGTGTTAACTGTCGGTTCAAGCTTCTAATCTAATGGATATTAGAAAGATTTCAATAGGCTCGGACTATAAGTCTAGCGCTATGCACTATCTTGTAGGTCAATCAATTTTAGGCGGTTCGTATACTATTCATTTAATTCAACACGAAAGCAGAAATGATTCAATAAAAATATGGATAGAAAGGCAAAATGAAATATTATTATGGAAAGAGTTTAATTCTAACATGCCTATATCTATAGAATATAATATTAATTTTTAATGAAATCCCCACACTATTTTATCGTAAAACCTTTGAAGGGTAGAAGGTATGATAATATAAAAAAAATAGGTGAAATAGATTTTTACACTAGCGTGTCTCAAGAAGATTATACTGCCACCAATAGATTTGCAGAAGTAGTTAGTCCTCCAATAAATTACAAAGGAGAAATATCCAAGGGGGATATTTTACTAGTTCATCATAATGTATTTAAAATATATTATGACATGAAGGGCAGAGAAAAAAGCGGTAGAAGTTTTTTTAAAGAAGATTTGTTTTTTATTGATTATGATCAGTTTTATATGTATTGCAAGAATGAGGTGTGGAAAACTCACTCAAAATATTGTTTCATAAAACCTGTTTCAGTTCGAGAATCCATAATTATGAAGCCTGTAGAGGAAGAACCATTGGTGGGTGTTGTCAAGTATACTAACCCTATATTAACAAAACTTGGTGTTAAAGAAAATGATGAAGTCGTGTTTGAGCCAGAATGCGAATATCCATTTTATATAAATGGAGAAAAACTTTACAGAATGTTCTGGAATAATATAACAATGGTATTATGAAGTCATCTGAAGATTTAAAGCTAGATATAATAAGCGCAGGTAGAGAAGCTGTAGCCCAGTTAATTAAGGTTGCTAAAGAAGATATAATTAAATACGACAAGGATGATGAGTTAGCGGCAGACAGATTAAAAAATGCTGCAGCTACAAAAAAGCTAGCTATATTTGATGCGTTTGAAATATTAACCAGAATTGAATTAGAAAAAGATTTACTGAACGGAGTAGAAAAAGAAGAGGAAAAATCAAGACAAGGATTTGCAGAAAGAAAATCAAAATAGACTTTACACGGTAGTTGAGAATCACGTATCTAAGCAGTCTATGCTTAAGATGAATCAAAATAAATCCTGGCAATATGGATATAATCCAAAGCACGATTTAGTTGTAATTAGCAAAGACGGAACTATAGGTGAAATTTATAATATAAATGGTCTTTTAATTGGTCTTCCCAAACCCCCCAAATCAATACATAAAAATTCAAAAAAAACAAGTGATCAGCACTGGCTACCCTTTGAGTATCCTAAATCATTGGCAAAAATAAATTCTATATTTCAATGGCATGAAATGTCAACTCAATTTAAAAATGAATGGGTCAATTACATAGAGTGTGAGTTTGATAGAAGGGACGAAGGCTTTTGGTTTTACAACAACGGATCTCCTACATACATTACAGGGACTCACTATATGTACTTGCAATGGACAAAAATAGATATAGGAAAGCCAGAGTTTAGAGAGGCTAATAGAATATTTTATATATATTGGGAGGCTTGTAAGTCAGATAAAAGAAGTTTCGGAATGTGTTATTTAAAAATTAGACGTTCAGGATTTTCTTTTATGGGATCTTGTGAGGCTGTCAACACAGCCACAATCAGTAAGGATGCAAGAATTGGTATATTGTCTAAAACCGGATCGGATGCAAAAAAAATGTTTACTGACAAAGTAGTTCCTATTTCTAATAATTATCCCTTTTTTTTCAAGCCTATACAAGACGGTATGGATAGGCCAAAAACAGAATTGGCTTACAGAGTGCCAGCTTCTAAGATAACAAAAAAGAATATGTTTGAAACCGAAGAGGAAGAACTGGAGGGATTAGATACCACTATAGACTGGAAGAACACAGCGGACAATAGTTATGATGGAGAAAAACTAAAACTATTAATTCATGATGAATCTGGAAAATGGCTAAAGCCAGATAACATTATAAATAACTGGAATGTTACAAAGACATGTTTGCGATTAGGTAGTAGGGTGATTGGAAAATGTATGATGGGGTCTACCTCAAATGCTTTAGATAAAGGGGGTGAAAATTTTAAAAAGTTATTTTATGATTCTGATGTAAAAAACAGAAATCAAAACGGTCAAACTAAAAGCGGGTTGTATAACTTATTTATACCTATGGAATGGAATTTTGAAGGTTATATAGATAAGTATGGCATGCCTGTTTTTCACACACCCGCTAAAGAAGTTGAGGGGTCTGACGGTGAGATGATATATCAAGGCGCAATAAATTACTGGGAAAACGAAGTAGATTCTTTAAAGAAAGATGCCGACGTTTTAAATGAATTTTACAGGCAGTTTCCTAGAACAGACTCACACGCTTTTAGAGACGAAAGTAAACAGTCATTGTTTAATTTAACTAAAATATATCAACAGATTGATTACAATGATTCTTTAATTAAAGAACACTATCTAACAAGAGGCAGGTTCAGTTGGAAAGACGGCATCAAAGATTCTAAAGTGATTTGGTCTCCAGACAATAGAGGTAGGTTTTTAATTTCATGGCTACCAGAAAAAAACTTACAAAATTGCAGGGTAAATCAGAATGGTAAATATTTGCCTGGGAACGAACATTTAGGTAGCTTTGGGTGTGACTCGTATGACATATCAGGAACTGTTGGTGGTGGTGGCTCTAACGGGGCACTTCATGGTTTAACAAAATTTAATATGGACAACGCTCCTAGTAATGAATTTTTTTTAGAATATGTGGCAAGACCACAAACAGCAGAGCTGTTTTTTGAAGATGTATTGATGGCCTGTGTGTTTTATGGAATGCCAATATTAATTGAAAATAATAAACCTAGATTGTTGTATCATTTTAAAAATAGAGGTTATAGAAAATATTGCTTGAACAGACCGGATAAAATTTACAACAAACTATCCAAGTCTGAAAAAGAAATAGGGGGAATTCCTAATTCTTCTGAAGAAGTAAAGCAATCGCATGCAAGTGCTATTGAAAGTTATATAGAAAAATATGTAGGCGTAGATATGGAGGGGGCTTTTAGAGATAAATTAGACATGGGATCTATGTATTTTAATAGAACCC